GCTGCTTGTTCTGCTGCTGCTTGTTCTGCTGCTTGTTCGGCTGCTGCATCTACCGCTGCTGCTTGTTCTGCTGCTGCTTGTTCTGCGGCTGCTTGTTCTGCGGCTGCTTGTTCTGCTGCTGCATCTACCGCTGCTGCTTGTTCTGCTGCTGCTTGTTCTGCGGCTGCTTGTTCTGCTGCTGCTTGTTCGGCTGCTGCTGTATCTATCCTAACCTGCTCTTCTAAAGCAGCAATCTCCTCTTGGAGGGCTGCCTCATCTATCTCCTCTTGGGTGAGGACAGACCCGACTTCAATTTCCTCCGGTGTTAGGTCGCGGATAGTATCAGTAGCGCCAATAATCTGGTCAGCTACATTTTGAGTGGTATTGAAGGTTTCAGTAACTCGATCAAGAGTACTAGCCTTTGTATCCGCAGCTTTGTCCACGAGGTTGTAGATTATACCATCGTCGTCTACTGCCATAGTGCTTGTGCCTGCGGAGGCGTTACCCGCCGCTAGCTCAGAAAGACCTCCAATATCAAGACCTATAATCGTGGTACGTACTCCGCTAGCAGATAAATTAGCCTCATATGCAGCGTCATAGATAGCTTCAAAATCTGGGGGTATCAGCCTGTTACCGGCAGGTATCCCAGAAACGGAGGCGTTATACTCTGCCATAGCGTCGCCAACAACCCCCTCCGCATAAACATCGGCGTCGGACATTGCTTTCTGGGCCTTAAAATCTGCTTCTGCTAACCAGTCATCCCCAAACGTATCCATACCAAATGACGCTAGGTTAGCCCAGTCTGACGCGTGTAACGTGTCTCCCTTTAATCCTTTATACGCTGAGTATAATGCTTCGCTAGTTCCCCCTGTCACGATGGCCGCACCTACGCGGAGGACGGCTAAAAACTCATCTCGTAATTTATCCTCAAAAGGGTTAACCTGCGCACCTCTTGAGCCGATACCGTGATTTAAAAATTCGTTCTTTTGATGGTCTGCAAACTGTTCGTCGGGTAACCCATAACCGGAAAACCCCTGCGTAACCAACATCTGCCCTAAATCGTCTACCCCCATGACTACGTTGGAGGTACTACCGTCACCTCTAAGTCCTTGGGTACCCTCACCCGCTCCGCTATACCTTGAGACAGCGTTTTTCTCGTACTCTTCGGGGAAGAAATTTACTTCGTACCAAGTGTTCGTCAGGGGGTCATCGCTGGGGGAGACAAATTCTCCGTTCTGCATATTGTAACTTGTGTCGCTACTCCCTTCTCTACCTTCTGTGTAGTAATATTTTCCCTCTACCTCGGCAAGTTTTCTACCCGAAAGCGCGAGGTTCTTTGCTACGTTCTGTTTATACTCCTTTGCTGTAAGGTCTCCGGCTTTGTGTTCGGCATAAAGATATCTATTTCTTGTGTCCGTATCCGCAGCCCCGTACGCCTCCATAAAGGCAACGGGATCTTCTTTCTTTAGTTGAGTGAAATTTTTTGTTTGTTCTTCGTTATTGTCCACGAATTTAGTGTCGTAGAGGTCAAAAAACTGTTGCCCCTGCTCTTGCCCGCTTGTATTAAGGTTTTCGCTCCACGCATCAAAATCAAATCCTCCGCCGCTAGTGCTGAAGGAATCTGTGTCGATGTTTTGTACAAAGTCAAGTTCTTCTATTTCTTCGGGGGTGTACCCAACGGACAATAATTTATCGGTCAGAAGCTCGTTACGGCTAACAACTAAGTACGCTCCCATCCGACGAGCAAATTCACGTTTAGTCTGGGGGTTCCTCCCCTGCCCCGCTTTAGCTATAAGCAGCGCAGCGTTTTCTTCTTCGTTGCCCCCCATAGTCCCCATTGCGTACGCTAGGCTGCGTGCGCCTAGTTTAAAGTCTCGTTCTTCACGTTCCCACTTTCTTTTGTCATTTAAATACTCTTGATAGGTATGATCGGGGTTATTTACATATGGCTCTACCGCCCACCGTGCGTCTATATCGGCACGTTGCTCCTCAGTTAGTACGCGAGCAATCTGCTCCGGCGCTTCAATATTGAACCCCGTGCCTCCCCCAGTAAACTGCCCTGTAGAGGTGCCCACGCCCTGTATATTAGAAGTAAGGCCGCGCATAGCACCAGCGGAGGGAGTGCCTGTACCGCCCATGCTTTGCCCGTAGTTTTCAGTATTGTACCCGCTAGAAGGGTAATACACTGCTGTACTGGACGGGCGAGTCGTGGGGGTATAATTGGATGGGTACGGGTTAGCGAAACCTGACATTGTTTATTCCTTTACGCGACTTTGCGATCTTCGATCAACGCATTTGTAATTAAAAACGAGAAGGCATTAGTTACCGACTCTTCGGTGGCATTCTTGGGGAATCCAAAGTTACCATCAGGTAACTCGTACACATATGATGTTTCTACCGCCACTGCATCATAAGTAAGGTTTGCGGGGTAACATATTTTTAATTCTGGAAGTAAAGTGTGAGCGTGCAACTGCCCCTGCCTTTTCATCTTCCCCAACGCAGTTAAGTAAGGACGCATCCAACTACAATCGGCTCCTAGCTTGGAATCCCGCAAAACAATACCAAGAGTACACTCGTCGTATATATACGTAGCGGGACGCTCGTCGGTAGAATAGAAACGAAGTCCATTGGTTATCGCCTCATGTTTTAGTCGGAGCATATGCAAGGTATCTTCCCCGATCCGCAAACTCTCATCGAATCTAAAGGTAGCGGCTCTACGACTAAACCACGTTACACGGCAGTGTACTTCATTACCCTCGCTATATTTCTGTTGGTTGTCACAGTAGTTTTTGTGCAAGTTAGCTAAGGAAGTAGCTTTTTTGTGGTTGACTCCCTTAGTGTTCTTAAAAACTTTGTAGTAATCAGTTTTTCTTTCTCTCTTATAGTCCACTATAAAAGGGTTGACCGCTACAACTCCTTCCTTCTCAAACCGACGGTAAGAAAATTGGTTGACTAAACATACAGCGTCTGGGGGAGTTTCCACCGTTGCTAAGTGGTTATACATCCAAACCCCGTGCTTAGTTAAGAAGTCGTCTCCATCTACCATCACGCAGTAATCGTTGTCTGAGGCCATAAAAATGTCCATGACCGCGTTTTTACCTCTAGCAGGAGTTCCATTGCTATTTGTAACGTAGTGCTCTATACCTTCTTTCTCGCAGTAACTTTTTGCTAGGTTCTCGTATTGTCTGTCCAAAGTGTTTATTACTACAACGGCTTGTTCTTTAGATACTGAACTAAACTCCAAGTCAAAATGCCGCTTTAGGGCTGTTAAATTTTCAGACGTGAGTATGTAAAACTTGAGTTTCATCTTATACCCTTAATTTTTAATTAACACGCCTTGGAAGGATGCGCTGACTTGGTTGTTACTTCTACCCATAACTTACGTCCTTAGTTCTTCCTAGGTGCCCTATGTAATTTCTAATATGCTGGCTACTACATGCAGTCTATTGGCGGTAGTCGCGGTCACCTTTAATATCTCAGTAGGTTGTATTACTAGAGGTGCTGTTAACAACTCCACAGTAGCATTTGCGCCAACAGCTTTTGTTTTAAACAGGCTGTAAACAGTACTACCATTAGTCAAAGTAATCGTTATAGTATCAGCATTACCGGAATCTTCTGATACTATAATAGACTTAACAATACCTGTAGTAAGACTAGCCGCAGTGTATAGAACTGTTACGTTAGTAGTAGTTAGGTCTAGCTTTGCATTCTTGTAAGTATTAGCCATTAGCTTATAAACCAAGTAGTAGCTTCTGCTTGTTGGACAAGCGCAGCATTTCGTAGGGCGTTATCTAGCTGATTAAAGTAGATACGCAGTATTTTATTAAACTCTTCAAACGCCTGCGCATCGTACGTTGTTGGGGGGTAGGGCAACGCGGGGGCACGAAACGGTACGTTGTACCTATTATTGTCTACAGCCATTACCGTCTCCCGTCCGAACGCATGTCTATACGAGGGCTACCCAACTGCCAAGTAACACCTATTTCGCTAGATTCTACCTTTATCGCTAGCTGTCGTCCACGTACACGTATGAATAGTTGGTCTGTAAACTGCTCTACCGGCAATATCGCCGAACGTGTAATACCTGCGCTATTGGTACCGCCTACAGAAGTGGGGTTATTATACCCTGAACCGGAACTTTGTAGGGGTAACAGGGTCATAGTCGCACTAGGAGAATTTACTTCAGACCCATCAAACGTAATGTCCGGCAAGATACGCCAAATAAAGGCAAACTGATGCCCGTCTTCCAGATCAAACTGCGCGGAAGATATGTACGCCGCTATAGGAGCGGTAGTCGACCCTTCGTTATCGTCAACGCCCTCCTCGTGATTAACAAGGTTATTACTGTACGTAGCGCCTAGAGGGAAGTCTCTTAGCCCCGAATCAAGCCATGCACTACGACTCATGTTGCCGTAGTACCATACTTTTTCTACATAGTTATACACTACATATTTGTCGGCTACGCTAGAACCGCTGGAGCAATACCACCACCAAATCTCGTGGTAAGACTCATTAGTACCGCAGAATACTTGCTCGTACTGTAGGGGGTTAAAGTCGTTGAATATAAACCTTCGTAAGTCACATTTGAGCGGTTGGGTACGTCCATCGTACATGTAAAATTTATCTCGCCCCATCCAATAAGCCACGCCATTAGCCCAACCCACAGCGTTCTGCGAGGCAATAGATGTATTCTCACCAACGGACTGCGCAGTCCACACGGCAGGAGCACCAACGTACTGTAACGCGTACAGAGCGGAGTCTGTCCATACTAGTACTTCTTGACGCGCCTGTTGAGCAGCTACAATCTCTGTACCGTTAGATAGTATGGTGTCTCCCGCTTGGTTAGTAGAGGAAGGTGACCAGTTAGTAGCGTCTTCTTGGTCTGACCAACGAATAAGCATAGGGTTAGGCTGGGAAGAACCGAGGTCGTTAGCACCGAAAGCAAATACAAACCGATTAATGTCTGACACGAGGATTAGCTTCTGTGACGTTGGTACTTCCGTACCTGTAAGAGCTACTGCCCTAGTGGTTACCCCGTTTGTGGCATCCCAAAAGTATATAGGGCCGCCCCGAGGAGCAAGTATTAAATCTTCTCCAAAGTTAGCTTGGCTCCATATACGTAGGCTAGTAGAAGAAGAGTTACCTACGCCCCACGCACCGACACCCCAACTTGAAGCCCCCCAACCAACTAGGGGGATAGCAAAAGCAGGGCCAACATTGATCTGGTAGGCAGCCGTTACTGTGCCGCCACCTGTAGCACTTGAATTGGCGTTAGTCCCTGCATCTATTGTATATACGTTGTTTGTTGTAGTTTCAGTTAGCTGGTACTCGGCGTTTAGAGTGAGACCCCCTACAGCACTTGCGCCGCTAAACGTAACAAAGTCCCCGTCAATATAGCCTCCGTTGGCGTCAGTAACTTCTACTATAGGCGAACCACTAGTAGTCTCAAACGGGTTAGTCAGGGTTACAGTAGCACGTAATGGTGTGATATCGTTGTAAGCGCCACCGTTCTCAATGTAGTACTTTAAGTTAGTGCCTACGGCGATCAGGTTCTGACTACTTAGGGTAACCCAGTTCCACAGAGATCGGCATACGCCGAGGAACGTAGCGTTAGATATACGCTGCCACCCCCCAATCTTCTCCGGCAGACCTTGGCGAAACCGGACTTTATCGCACTCATACCAACCGCCCTCATTAGTATAGCGGGTGTTCTCACGGTTAATACCGGGTTTTAGCTGTAGTTTTTTAAGGGACATGGGTTACCTACTAGTATGACCAGACAACCGGAGTAGTTTTTCGGTCGTCTACATGGATAAATGTCTTAGCAATTCCAATGCCAGTAAACCCAGCCTTCATTGCCTCAGAGACTATTTTATACCCTTCTGCACCGTTAGAGATACGTATATCTGAAGCAACGCCCTCACTGTGCTTTCCGGGTTTAGATTTTCGTGCTTCTATGCTGTGTCTAGGGTCTCTGTAGCCCGAAGTAATTACGAACGGAAACCCACAAGCCTCGCGTAGGTTATCAAGTCTTACCAAGAAATCCTCGCACATCTCGTTGTTACCCGTCTGTTGGCAGTTAAAATCTGAGAGTTTGAAGTACTTCATTTGCCTTTACCCTTCATCCTTTCCGCAGTGCGCATACCACCCAGCCCCAACATACCAAGCAATACGGGTAGCATAACTGTGGTATCTGCTTGTGGTATTACTACTCCTAAAGGTGCGGCTAATGGCGAAATAAGGAAGTTTACGGCAAATCCAGCAACACAAATCCAGCCCGTTGCTGGTCTCCAGCCCGATTGAAACCAATTACCTTTAGCGTCTTCAGTGTTAAGTTTAATTTGCGCTAGGGCTATTTCCTGACCGTGCTTTTCGGCCATAGTTGCTAGTTCGTGCGCAATCTTCTGTTTGGTATCAGCATCAGGAATAAACTTGTCAAGAAGACCAGTTACGGGTGCTATTAAAGAGTTTAATATACTCATTGGAATAACTTCTCTAGGAGAGGAGAGACTAGCACAAAGGGATAAAGAAGCCACAACCGTTTATCAACAGCATCAAATCGAGTATTAATTTTATCAAACTTGGCATTGCCTTGGTCTAATTGCTTTTCTATATTGGAATATCTAACAGCGCATTCTTTTTCATGCCCGTTTAGCTTCACTTCCATCTCTTTGACTGTGGTCATTATTTGTACTCTTGTGCCGTAAGTATTACTACGTAAATCATTATGGGAATTACCGCTACCGCTATACCTATAACGGTAACAAACTGTTTAATTAGCTTTAGTGTGGCATGGCGTTTAAGTACAGCCAACCTAGCGACTCTCTCTCGCTCCCGTTTGCACTCGCTTTGGAAGTTGAGCCAGTCGCTATACATCTCAGCTCGGCCAGCGTAGACCATATAGTCCTTTAGCCATTCCTCTTGCTCTTTGATTTTCTCAAGGGCCATAAAAGCATCGAGGTCAGACTTGCCTTTTTGAGCAACGCGCTTGGTTATAGCGCTCTTGTTAGTAAAATAAGATTTCGCCGCTTCTGAACAGTCGTAAAGCTCCTTGCCGTTACTAAGCGCAGTTTTGATAAGCTTAAACGCAGCATTGGCGGCGGTGATCTCGGCTAACATTTACTCAGACGCTTTGCGGATGTCAGTGGCAATACCTTCAACAAACGTAGCTGATCCCGCACCAACGCCTTTAGCTGTATCCGTAACCATGGACTGAGCTGAATCAACAGTGGTGCCTACGATCATTTGTGAACCATCTACCGCACCGTTAAACGTGTTACAGGCCGATAGAGTTAATGCTGCTAGTACTAGTAAATATTTCATTTTTGTTTCCTTTAAAGTAATTAAGTATTAATAGTAAATTGTTGAGCGCCTGTGGTTATAACAGTAAGAGCCTGTATTAACGTCCAATTAGTTCCATCATTAGAATGTTCAACATTAAAAGCACGAGCAAAATAGTTAGTAGTAACGCTGGAGTATCCGTTTCTTACTAAAATGCTTCCTATGGTAATAGGCGAACCCATGTCGTACTGAATCCAGTCGTTTATAATTTGTGAGGAAGTGCGGCCACCCAAATACCAACCTCTAGTAATAGAGGCTGACCCCGCCTTATTGGCTGAATAACTGACTGAGGGAGTAATATTGGCAGAAAGCTGTGGTATGGTAGGGTTAGTGCTAGCATCTTGACCAATAATTAAGTTTGTTAAATTTGCATCTGTATACAAGGCAAACTGTGAAATGAAGGGGCCAGCACTTACCGTCCTTGTAAACCCAGTGAGCCGAATATAGCGAGCAGTTATTCCCCCAGCAGCAGACTTTCCATGAAAATCATTCATACTGACAGGGCCAGTAGCTTCCCCAGCCAAAGCCCGTACCGCAGTGTCATTCATAGAAATCTGCGTAGCACCATCACCGCCTAGAGCTACCTGAACAGACCTGTCAGATGTAGTGCCTGCAAGAGACATTTCTCCTGAAGCGGCAAGAGTCATTACTCACCGCCTT